TACTTTCTTATTAGACTCGGTTAATATTGATTCAGCAGCTCTCCAAGTGGCTCTGCCTGCTTTTTCTAATTGTTCATCGACTACATCATCAAACCAGTTGAACTTTGCCATATAATCACCTACCTCAGCATTATTTCTACATTTGACAAGTTGCCAGTTAATGCGTTATCATATCTATTAACAGCAATAACTTCTGTTGTTTCACCTTTAACTTGCACTTCCGACTGCTTTTTAGGTTTAATATCAGCAGAAGTGTGCAATTGTGAAGGTGATGTAATTTCATTTCCTTCTTCATCAAATGTTATTTTCTTCTTATGCACAAAATAGCAGTTTATCTCATACGTGTCACCCCAGACTGGGCCATAAGCACCCTCGCCAAGATAAGGCTTAATTGTAGCTGTATGTGGTTGTGCTGATTTAGGTAACTTCATCGTACATCAACACCTCTGTATAAATAACCATTAAGCATTAATAATTGTCTGGCTCTAGGTGCTAATTCTGGAGGACCACCACCTGCATTTTGTCCTCTATTGCTCGCTGAAAAAGGACCAATACTTATTTCAGAGAAGAATTGTTGAGTGTTAAACTCATCGAATTGACTCCACCATTCATATTGCCTTACAGTAGCCTTAGACGCTGTTTCTCCGGCAATTATCCTACCTAATGTGTAATAGTCTATCAAGTCGCTTGCTCTCTCTAATAACCTATTAGCGTCGTCTGGTAGGTCTGCTTCTAACACTCCTAAATAATCAGCTAATTCTGTTATTGTTGCGTATGCCATTTAACCACCAACTTTCAACAAATTAATTAATTCATTTCTTGTCAAAGTTGAATAACCTTTCAATTCTCTTTTTTTAGCATAATCTTTTAAGTCTTCTACAGTTAATTTTTCTACATTTTCAAATTTTTCATCTTTTTGCAATCGCTTAATTGTATCTTTGTGTTCTACATTGTATAAATTACCGTCACTTCTAATAAATATCATTTAATCACCTCAATTATAGAGGCGGGTTTTGCACCCGCCATATAAATTATTATTACTTAAGTTCAACTACTGCGACTTTGATATCAGCTACAGCACCTGTAAAAGCAGTTCCATCTGGATCAGTCAACTCAAGAGTGACTTCACCATTAGCATCTTTTACAATTCCACTTTCTACTTCACATAATACAGTAGCTCCCGCTGGCACAGATACAGCTTGGTCGCCATAACCATTTTGCACAAAATCACCTGCGACAAATGTTGCTAATGCATCATTAACTGCATCAGTATTATCGACTAACACAACTAGCTTTTCATCTGCGACACCATATTTAAAAGTCTGTGTTGCACTACCATCTTCATATCCTACATTTACTCCACCATTAAGTGAAGCTTCTACATTTGTTAATGTTGCCATTTATATTCACTCCTTATTTTTATTATTACTCAGCTGCAATGTTAATGCTATTCCGCAGCAATAGTTAAATCAATGTTAACTAATTCATCTGGTCTGATTACTTTTCCGCCGTATACATATAATCCTCTAACTGCGTCAGAGAAACTATTTTCTAATCTTAAGCTTTCTGTATCCAGAATCTGCTCAACAAAAGCTAATGCCCTATAGCTACCAGCCATATCATTAGTAATGTTGTTAGATACAAATACATCAAAACCAAGTGCACCTGTTACCGCACCCGCGCCAAGTGCTGAAATGTTATTAGTAGATGTGTCAATTTCAGCTAGCACCATTTTTTGATATGTTGCTGGTTTAACTACCATCCATTTTGGCGAATCAGCTGGAACATTATTTTCCTGCAACCTTTTAGCAACTTCTGTTATTGTTTCATATACAGCCACAGAATTAAAAGCACCTTCTGTTACTGTAATTCCTGCATCAGTGTAAAAACCTGCAAGAAATTGGTCAGAAGCATCTGATAATCCATAACTTGCTTCACTCATTGCTTCATCCATCTGATTTGCGTTAGATTGAGCTGCATCAACATCGTCAACTTTAAACGCAAAATACTTCTCTTGGTCAACTGTTAACTTGACGCTTGCGTCCTCTAATTCTTCATAATTAATAGAACCAGTATAATCATTAACTGTCACTCTGCCGATAGAACCAATCTTGACACTATCACCTGCTGCTGTGATATTACCTTCGTATTCTCTGTTAGCAATACCTGCCAACACGTGTGATTTTTGTAGATTACTTAATAGTCTTGCTCTCCAAATTGTTGGTTTGAAATTTTCAATAGCCATTTAATATTCACTCCTTATTTTTGTTGTTGTGATAATACTTTACTTACAGCTTCCCAATTGTCATTAATTTCTTCTTCTGTCATACTGTCAACTTGTTCCATTGTAATTGTTGTGCCACCTTTGTTTCCACCTTTGAAATCATCTCCAGCTGATGAAGAATCATTTTCTAACTCAAACAAGTAGTCATCATTTTCTTTCAATGATTCCAGTTGGTCTTCTAAACCTTTAACACCATCATCAGTTAATTCAACTTTGCCCATTTCTAATAATGCTTTAACCGCTTTAGGATTTTTAGCTTTATTTTTCAATAGAGCTTTATCAATCTCGGAATCCAACTTCTGTTGCTCTAACTTTTCCTGCAATTCAGTTTTAGTTTTCTCATTTTTTTCTTGTAATTCTTCAATCTTAGATTTTAACTCTTTGCTAGCATTAGTATCCTCTTTAAGTTGCTCAATTTGTTCATCACGCTGACTAATTTGTTTCTCTAAGGCTGTAACCTTATCTGACTTTTCATCAAACTTTTCTTTCGGGATGTAGTTCCCATCGTTAACGATTAATTTTGTGTCATCATCCAACTTTTCATTCACCTGTTCAAATAATTCTTCACCTAATAATTCTTTCAAACTCATATACTTCCACTCCTTATATTCTGATTTAGCGTTTATGCAGGTTCGCTCTCTGCGTCAGTCTTTGTTCTTTAGGCTCTGCAAATACCAAAAAAGAGCGGGTGTTATCTAGCTTGTGTAATCTGCTCTCGTTCATACTTCCTATACCTGCCAGTATCATCAATAAAATCTTTTTGCTTTTCTTGCCATTTTTGTCTATAACTTTTAGCTTTCTCTAATTCTTCATCAGTCATAGCTGCCACTTCTCTACGCTTCCACTTTCTGATATTTCGTTCAAGGTAACGTTGTTGCTGCCGTTCTTCATAATTTTCTGCGCTATCAACAGGCTCTGGTTTTTCTGTTAATCCTTCTACCCAAAGTGTTGTATTGTGCGTGCAATTAGCGTGAAATAACCCGTCAGCTTCTGCTTCACTAACACTTGGATATCTCTCGTCATCACCACTTATAGAAAGTATCCTACCTTCCCACGGGTCGCATATTGGACAACTTTCTGCATGTGATGAAACAATCACCAAATCCTCACCATTTTGCTGAAACCTATTAAGCGTTCCATCAACTCTAGCTCTAGCAGCTGTGGTTCTCGTTGCCATTTCAGCATAAGTTTTAAGGCTCCAACTTCTACCAGATTTATCAACAAACCCACTAACTCCTCTGTTAGCAAACTCGTTTAATACTCTTTGAGAACCTTCAACTCGTGTTCCACTTCCAGTTAGGACCGTATTAACTCCTCTACTGACAGCTTGCCTATATACATCATCAGCCTGTCTAACCATTCTTAAGTGTGTTCCTTGCAGATTATCTTTGAGTGCTTGAGTATAATTAGCAACTGTAGCTTCATCAATCATGCCAAAATCAGTTGTTATCTCGTTAATTTCATATACTTTCTTCAAATCAGCAACAGCATCTTTTGAGCCTTGATTATACAGCTCTTGTATGATAGGTCGCAATTCTTTCTCTGTATAATTATCCAGCTTAGCTTTAATCTGCTTTTCAATACCACTTCTCAGAGTTTGCAATTCTCTTAACTTTCTCAATTCCCATTGTTCAATTGATAGGCTCTTATCTTTTTTAAGCCTGTTAGCTATCCGCTGAATAATATCTCTTTCAGCTTGAGCATATATTCTACCAACCTCTAGTGTCAATTCGTCTAATTTAGCCATTTAATCACACTTTTTCATAAGTCTTATGAAATATATCTGGTTTACAAGGGTAGAATTCTCCGTTAACACCTTTGATAATGTAATCTCCATCATTAATTTTCATAGCCCCTTCTAATGTTTCAATAAAATATTGGAATTCACCATAACCTAAACTCTCATCATCAATAAAACTTTCTAACTTAGCTGAATTTTCGTTATAATGATATTGGATTGCTTCAATTACAACTGGTTTTTTTCTGTATTTAGAAATTTTTAACACTCCCTTCTAAACCAAATCGTCTGGTTCATTAACTATCATACCATTTTCCTGCATAATCCTGTCAACTTCTTTTTGCTTTTGTTTATCTGTCCAGTTAGGATTTAATTCATCTACCATAGCGTATATGCTCATTGCTTTGGCTTGGGCTAATTTGTTAAGTGAGTCTGCTTTCTCTAACGGGTCAGTCTGTACACTATCCTGTAAGTTAACTTGTACAGCAAATTCGCCTGTATCAGAATTAAAATATTTTTTGTCGACTCTGAGTAACTGTGATAATATTTCTTGTAATGAACTCTGAAAATACTTAGCTTTCTTATTCCTAGTTTTAAATGACTTACTTTCCTTAGCTTTAATTTCGGTTGCTGTTGCGTTGCCACCTTGAGTTTCTATTCCAAAACTAGATGGTGAGTATCCAGCTAAACTATAAGCTTGCTTTAATAATTCATAAGCTACCTTAATATGTTCATCCGCTCTGATAGAAGGCTGAAACATCTCAGGCTTAGCATTATCATCACCAACAGGGCCATACTCAAGCACAGTATATATCATCTTATCAATATCATATACTAAATTACCATATTCATCCTCTAACATTCGGCTTGGAATTGTAATATTAGCTCTGCCTAATCTCAAATCTCTCATTAAGCTAGTATATGTTTCATCAATACTGTCAAGTAATCCTTCAATACCACTTAAATCAGATTGCCCCAAATCACTGCCTCTCCATAATCTGTTAGGCTTCTTATTAGGAAAATATCTAACTAATAAGTCATCCATATTGTGCACAACTTCATCTTGCATATTTTTAGTATAACTGTGATTGGATAATGGTATTTTTTTGCCTAAATCAGTCAATGTTCCTCTCCAAAGTTGATTAACAATCCTGTTAGGTTCTCTAATTTCTAAATATCTGTAATATACATTAGACTTTGGATTATCTATTACTTTATGAAATGTTAGTTTTTGTAGAAATCCCCACTTAAACTCTGGAATAACATTATCAGGCTGAGCTACTGAAAGTATAGGATAATCTTTGAAATCAGTATTCCAGTTTATTTTAATATAACTTCCACCTAGTGCAGAACTAGTCTCAGCGGCCTCTAATAGCCTGCTGTAAGCGTCTGTTTCATCAAGTATAGTATTAAGCCTCTGCTCTGTATTAATAGCTGTAGAGTCTGGATTATCATGATGCGCTTCACTTATCTTAATATCTGGCATCTCTGATAATAGCAAGTCAGCTGATACTGCCGCAATATCTGAAGCAACTGGCAAATGTAACATCGTTGCTCTTTCCTCTTTCACCACTTTTCCCCAAAACTTACCAGCCATACCTTGATAGAAGTCTGAAACTTGTTTAGCACTTCCTGAGTACAAAGCTGACCATTCTTGAAACTTTGTGTACTGGTCCTCTAATTCTTTTGGGGGCCAATAAATTGCCATTTAATCACCACCTTTCAGTCTATCTTCAATAATTTTTATATATTTTTCTTCTTGCTCAATTAAAATGTAATCTCTTTTAGTGTTTTGTGCTGCCACTCCAGTTGTTCCACTACCAGCTGTGTTATCTAGCACTAAATCACCTTTGTTGGTGTAGGTTTTTATTAAATATTCAAATAAAGCGACTGGTTTTTGAGTAGGATGTTGCTTGTGTTTACTATTTAATTCTTTGGCCCTTGAATTAATTTCAATAATATTTATAGGGAATTTTTTATCTTCTTTTCTTTTTTTTAACAACGCCATTATTATCACCATATATTTTACTGGAATTGCTTTTTGCTAAAGGCCTTAATTTATTTTTATCCCTTTTTCTCATTTGCGGATTATAGGTTGGTTGGTGTTTATAAAAAATGCATATATCTTCCACTGCTCTTAAAGGTTGCTTTTTGGCCAACAAAGTCCCACTTCCAATAATTTTATTCCAAACCCAACTATATTTATAATATTTTATATTACTATTGATAAGTTTAGTTGTAAAAGGTTGACTTGCCGTTAATACAATAGCTCCATCATCTTTTATAACCCTCTCATATTGCAACCATAATTTATCAAGTGGTATAACACTGTCCCAGCTACAAGCAGTAGTGCCGTAAGGCAAATCTGCTAATATCATATCAACTGACTTATCTGGAATTCCATTCATCAATTCTAAACAATTACCTTTATTAACACTATTAATATCTAAATGTAAATCTTCATCATATTCGCTTATATATCCTTCATCAGCAAGTTTATATTTTCTTATACGCTGAATAGTTTTCTTACCTATGCCTTTAACTTCTGATAACTCTGATAGGCTTACATCCATTTTATCACCCTTTCTAGTTGTGTATCATCCTCTTATATATTCTCGGTGTGCTGTTAACTACATATCTGATTAAGTCCATAATATGGTCGTTTTCCTTAATTGGTTTATCCTCGCCTCTATTGCTAGCTTTCTCATCCCAACGATATGAATGGAACTCCTCTTTAGCTTTCTCATTATGATTTAACACTACAAATTTGTTGAGTGTAATCAAGTTGCTAACTTTTTCTATACCCTCATTGACACTATTATTAGCTTTAGCGATTCGCTTAAATGCTGGAAACTCATGTCTGTGCTGATATAACTCAACTCTGAAGCTTTTAGCACTGGGGTCAATAAATATCCACTTAGGATTGATATCATGCTTAGTTATAAAGTTTTGCAAGTCTTTTCTATACTGGCTGTTAGCTTTATCAGTTCCTTCTCTACCGCTGTGATAGTAAGTGTTAAGTAAATACATCCTATTGTCACTCCCTATTCCTATATGCCCAAACGCTGTCGGATTAGCAGCTCCATAATCAATACCAATGAATTCCTGCACAATATCTACATTATTTGGTACTTTGTCAATTATATTATCATCATTGAAAGAAGGATAAACCAATCCCTCTGCAACTACCCATAATCCTCTAATATATCTATCATAATAAACACCAGAATACATACGCTTGTATCTGTCAATAATTTTTTGCGATAATGTTAAGTTATCAGCCATTGTAAAGTGTAAATGGTATATTCTCTTTTCTTCTTTCTTATCAATATATTCTTTCTTCAAAAAGTGATAAGGTGATTCAGGATTACTATTCCACCAATGCTTGCTCCCTTCTACTGAACATCTAGCAACCATCTCATTCACAAAGTTTTCAGGAAACAATTCTACCTGGTCCGCAAAACTTCCAGCCGCTGTCAATCCCTGTAATGTATCTTTGCTACTAACATTATTAGCTCCATACAAGTAATAATAATTTGTGCCAATTTCAATGCGTGGCTCTTCAGTTGAGCGGATATGATTAAACTTTAAACCTTTAGCATTTAATATTTTCTTCATAGGATTGAGCACATTTTTTGTTAAAGCTCCCATTGACTTACCTGCTATGATAAAGTTTTGATTATCAAAGTTAGCAATGGACCAGTCAATAAATCCGCAAATCATCGCAACTGTCTTACCTGCTCTAATACTACCATCAGCTATTACTATATCCTTATCAGAATGCGGTGAGTTATTCATCCACCAACTAAGTAGCTTAACCTGCTTATCTGAAAATGGTTGAAACTTAAATTGTGCTTTGTTATTCCTCATATTCCACCTACTTTATTATATAGTATATATACTATATAATATTATCCTTCTGTTACCTCTTTGCCATCTTGAAATGCGTGTATTTTATAATCATTATGGCATATCCATTCATCTTCTGTTAAGTCTATTTCGGCAATTAAATCTTCATCATTAAAAAGTATATCACCTTTATTGGAATTCTTAGTTATTATAAATTTTGTCGGTGTGTCGCAAGTTTTAATAGCAACAGTTAATTTATCTATATCCATTATTCATCATCCTCCCATACTTCCTCACTTCTACCTCTAATCGCATCAATGTAAACATCTACATCTACACTATCTGGAGCTTCATCATTCTCAACTTGATATTTTAGCTTAAGTAATTGAGTCTTCTTACCTTGCACTCTAGTTAAAGCCTCTTCAATATTAGAAGTGTTTTCAGCTTCAACAGATTGATTAATCCTCTGCATCATCCTTCTAATCCTAATCTCAATCAACTTTATATCATCATCAATTAAATCTATAACTTCATGCTTAACTTTAGGTAATAGTTGTTGTTCTTCATCTGTTAAAGTATCCATCCATATAGTTTCATATTCACCTGTGGAAACAGCGTTTTTATTCTGCTTCATATTCTCTGGCTTCGGACCAGTTGACTTACCACCATGCAACTTACACCTACCTTCACCAGCATGTGATGTTCCCCAGCCTTTAGGCCTGCGGCAAGGTGTGCCAGCTCTAGTAGTAGCACCACAATGCTTATCTTTATCATAGACTTTGTTTCCCACATCACCACCTCTTTTCAATAAAAATTATCGCATTAAAATTATAATTAAATATAAATTCCAAGCAGAAGTACTTATTATCGGAATAATCCCTAAAATTTTAAGTAACCAATTATAATGATACCAGTTTTCTTTTAAATCAATTATTGTTTTTATCATTAAAGAATTGTTAATTACAAGTAATGATATTAACATAAGTAACAATAAATAATACATTCTATCCCTCCTATTATCGCATAGAAAAGGGCACCACATCTGTGGCATCCTAAGTAACATTATATTTTTAAATTTAAATCCTCATTTAATTTAATAGCTTTAGCAATTTTCTTTCCATCAATAGTTACTGAAATATTTAAATCTCTGTATTCTTGTTTTGCTTTGTATTTCCCAGCAAATTCAGCTATAATTTCAACTACATTTTCTTTTTCTCTAAAAGCTATAATTTGATATAAATATTTATTGCTTATATTTACCGCTTCGCCAAGATTATAATTGCC